TAAAGTTATTAACTTCAGATTATTTCTTCTTACCTTGTCTATGATATTTTTTATAACTTCTTTTTTCTGATTTGTTCATACTTTTTTTATGTCTACCTATTTTTGGTTTACTCTTTTTAACATAAGTGTCGTCTCCCCATTTGGGTTTAGTCACTATTTTTTCTTCATTATGTCTGCACCTTTAAGTCCATAAATTGCAGATACGACACCAATAAATAGTGCTTGATACCAGAATGGCATGTTGTTGAATAAATTAAAAAACCTATCAACCTTAATCATTATTTCTGGGTCTTCACTAAAAATACTCCAAATTAAAAGCATGACAGGCGAACTTACTAAAATTAAAACGAACTCATCTTTCCATCCATTAGAATTTGCTTCTAAAAGTTTTCCTTTATATTCCATCTCTCCTTTTGCCATTGCGTTTGCATTTCGCATTTGTGCATCAGACATAAGCATTTTAGTTTGTTGCTTATTTTTGTAGATGTGAGTACCTGCTTTGATACCCATTGATATAAGATTAAACCACATTAGGTATTTCTTGACCTATTGGCAGACTTACTTCTTATTCTTAAATTACTCACAGAATTATTTCTTGGGTTTCTGTCCTTATGGTCTACGTCTTTACCATTTAGTTTAATTCCAAGTTTTTTCTTCATAAGTCTTCTTGCAAGGTTTCTGCTTGAACGATTTTTTCGTTGTTTGGGTTTAGAATGATAATTCTTATATTCACTCTTATAATCCCTAACCATTAGATAACTGTACTTCGACCTAACTTGTCAGTAACTTTTTTTCTGTAAGATGGGTCTTTTTCGTATCTTGGGTCATTCATGGCATCAGTGACTTGTGATACACTTTGATAACTGTCTGTTGGTGTAATATCACTAGTACCTTGAAATAATTCAGGTTGAGTTGGATTGTTAGTCATTCCTGCTCTTGACATTAAACCTTGAACAGCAAATTTAGATTGGTCAGTATTACCTGCATCAACCATATTATTAAATGCTGTTTGTTCTGCATCAGATAGATTTTTAGAAGCCCAATCAATTAATTCGGCATATCTTTCTTTTCCACCTGCTACTTCGTGAACTACATTAATGGCATTATCCGATAAGGATTTTTGACCTTCAATATATCCATCAACCAATTCTTTAGTTAAACCTTGTTTTGCTAATTCAGCATAACTTGTTTCAGCTAATGAACCATTTTCAGCAAACTCACTATAAAATTTATCTAAAGACTGAACTCTTTTACTGTCAGCTTCAGGTATTTTAGTATCTGCTTTTGGTTCTTCTTTACCTCTTGAAGAAAATTGCTTTTCTAATTCACCATATGCTTTAGATAATTCTTCAGCATTTTTAAATTTAGAAGGCAACCAGTCAGGTCTATCTTCTGTGCTTGTTTGTAAGTCTTCTTGCTTGATGTCTTTGATTTTGATTGACGTGCCATCTGCATTGACTGCATTGTCCTCGCTGACATCCACTCCATCATTCTTTTTTAGTTCTTCTGCTGACTGTTCTAATGACTTTTCATCAGTGTCAGGTATTATTTCTACTCTATCTGTACTCATATTATTCTTGCTCCACTTCCACATCAACTTGTTGTCCAGAGTTACTCAAAGATTTAACACCTTCAGTTAGCACTCTAGGGTCTTGTAAAGACTGGGCAAATTGTTGTGATTGTTGTTGTTGCTGTTGTTGTTGGATTTCTTCAGGTGTCTTAATTAACCCCTGAGTTTCTAGACCATTAGCTATTGCGAATTTCTTAATCGCATCATCAACATTTATATATTTAGCTAATGTTTCTGCACCTAAAGTTCCTGCAAGGTCAGACATAAATTGAAGTAATCTCATTCTGTCACTTGCTCTACCTAATGCTTCCAAACCAACGATAATTTTTGGTCGCACCATATCTTTAGGTAAGTTCGGTAGTAGTTTCTGCTGCTTTAACATTGCTAACTTAGCATTGATGTAAGGCAACTGAAATTCTGTTGTAAGTAATCCGTAAATTCCGCCTAACGAAGATTGTAATTCTTGTGCCACTAATTGTACTTCTGTGGCAGTAACTCTTTCTGCCTGACGTTGGACACTAGCATTTAATAAAAATGCAAATTGTAATCTCTGTTCAACTCTATTCATCATTTCAAAAGCAATTCTAAAATCTGCAAATTTGTTTGCTTGTAAAACTGAAACGTCTCCTGCATTACCTTCTATGATTGCACCATTAGGTGCTTTCGATATACTTGAAGCTCTTGTTGTTCCTGACGGAGAAATCATAAATAACATCTTTGCTGATGCTGAACTTCCTTCAAGAATAGAACATGTTAATCCTTCTAAACTTTTTAAATCTCCGAGATAGGCTTCACACATTGAACGCCCATAATCCATACCATCAACTCTATTAAATCTTAAAGCAATGAATGGAAGATTATCTAATTTATATTCTTTTTGTAAAATTATTTTTTTATGACACTCTTGCATTAGAATGTATTTATTTTGTTCTCTAGTAATACAAGTGTATAATTCTAAATCTTTATCTTTGTATTCATCTTCATCTTTACCTTCCATGATTGCTAAAGCAATTTTCTTTGGTAAAGTATTTATGTTAATAGCTTCTTTAATTATTATTTTTAAAACAGAACCTTGTGGGTCTCTTTTAATAACATAATTACTTAAACTGAAAACTCTTAGACCACTTTCATTTAATCTTAATAAAACATTTCCTGAAACAATAAGTTGTTTTAATGCTTCATAAATTGCAACTCTGTCATTGGATACTTCTAAATTATCCATAACAGCTTTTTCAATTTTAGCTAAACCTTGTTCTAATACAGTCTTCTGTTTTGGGTCAGCTTCAATTTGTTTGTAAACTAAATCATCTAAAGACAATCTAAAGAATGGTGCTTGTGGTGGAAATAAAGCTAACATCATTTTAGATGCTAAATTCATTACTCCTCTTGCTCCAATACTTTGGAATGGTGTTTTGTATTCTGTAGCTTCGTTAAAACTTTTAGGTGGAAATAATGTTGGTATGGTTAATTCTGCACATTCTCTTGCTCTTTCTAAATATGTTTCTCTATTGATTTCTAACTTACTGTACTGACCTTGAATTGAACTTTTATCTTCGGCTACAGTGTCAGAAAGAACATATCTTTCTACCATTTAATTAAGCACTTGGAATGTTAAGACCACTTGCTGTTAATCCTGATGAACTCAAAGGTATTCTTAAAGTTCCTCTACCTACTCTTTTCCTAGCAACACTACCTTCTTGATTTGCAATATTAGGTGCTTTTTGTTTAGTCACCGCATTTGCAATCGTAGGGTTATTGTCTACTGCTGGGATAGGTTCAGGTGCTGGTGGTGGACTTGGTATCTTAGGTGTAAAAATTGAACCGCACATATTATATCTCCTGTTGTAATTTACGTTTTTCGATTAGATGATTTACGACAGACCTTTGACCTGATTTGTAAATACTTTGTCTATCAGTGTCTTTTAGGTCTGCACATTTTTCTGGGAATAAGCTCTCCAAATAACCTATAAGTTCTTTACTTATTATTGGACTTTTTGATTGTTTTTGCATTACGTTCTCCCAAAGTGGTACTTATTAATTGTTTTCTGTTATCGGCTATTTCACCTGCGATTGCTGAATATCCAACAGCATCAACATAATCATCTTCATTATGTTCACCTGCTTGGGTTCTAGCTATCTTCAATAAAGCCATTAGGTTAGCGACATCTTCAGGTAGGATTACTAGATTAAGTTTGAACTTATTCTGTAAGTAACCTGACCAAAGTCTAGAGATGTTTTCATGGTTAATTACTTTATTACCATGTTTTTTCTCTCTGTCTTCACTAAGCAGTTTTTTGGTTTTGTCTAGTATTTGAATACTGTTCATATTTATAACTCCATAGTAAAGGTTGATTTGTTTTCTTATCGTATTCACCTGCTCTTAATATTCTTGCAAGTCTTGCTTGGTGGTAAACATCATCAATAGAATATTTGTTTCTTTCATATTCTTTAATAACCGCATCCCACATTTCATCTAAGGTTTTAGGTTTTAGAAGAACTCTTGATGCTTTAATATGACCAACACCAACACATCCTTTATAACCATCCGCTACATCACCAGTTAATACTTGTGTGCAGAAATTATAGTTGGCTAACTTGTCATCTATTATTTCAATTTGGTCATCTATGATGCAGCATTGCCATGCAG